ACAGCAGTTGGCGGTGTTTCGTCAGTCTCTGTACCAGTACAAGGAACATCCTTTGTAAATGGTCAGTGGTCTGATTATTCAGGCGCATTCAACCAACCCGCAGTTCAGCAAGGTGCTTACCTTTCTGAATTCAATTTGAAGTTGATGATTACTCCCATCCCATTCTTGGGCATGGAAGGTATTGTTCAGCTTGACCACGCTGTTGTTCCGCTGATTGAAGCGCGAATGAATGATGCTGGTAACGTCACAATGGATTTGATGTCCACTGCTCTGTACAACAACTACACCAACCAACAACAATTCATTGGCTTGCCCGGTGCAATTGATGACGGTACAAACTTGGTTACATACGGCAACATCAACCGTACATCAAACACATGGTGGAAATCCAAGGTTTACACCGCTGGTTCAGTAAACCCAACTCGTCAAAACGTGTTGCAGTACATTTCTGGTACTGTGAAAAACGGTGCTGAACTGCCTACATTTGCTGTTTGCGGTTTTGGTACATGGACACTGTTGGCTCAAGACTTTGTTGGTCAAGAGACATACATGATTGATGCAAACAAACCTGCTGGTTTTGCGTTTGACTCAAATGGCCCTTCTACCGCTTTCCGNGCTTTGATGGTTGCTGGCATTCCTGTGTTTGCCGACCCATANTGCCCTGAAGGTACTATGTACATGGTCAATAGCAACTACGCTAACTTGTACATCCACGAACAAGCATCATTTGCCTTTACTGGNTTTGAATCTACCCTGTCCAACTGGCAGTTGGGCTATGTCGGTGCGTTGGTTAACGTAGCCGAATTGGTNGTGACCAAGCCNAANGCNATGACCCGTATNNCTGGCTTTAACAGCTTGACCATCTAAGGAGAAAAGAAATGGGCATTCAACTTATCGGCGCAGGTACACGCACATCAGCGTTNACCTCAGTTCCTTTGACTTTGCACTCTGGTCAAACATACCANATTCCTGCTGGTCAATATTTGGTCAACCTTGGCCCTTACTCAGTCGTTCAGTCTTACGACTCTGTGACCCAAACATGGAAGCCAATGCAGACACCTACCAACAGTGACTCTGTAATTGTTTCGTCTGACGGTTTTAATTACCGTGTTCAAAACATTACTGGTACTGCTGTGGGCGCATACGTTACCAACGGTGGCTCTGGCTACACAAACGGTATCTACCCTGCATCTACAACCACATCTGCACAAACCAACTATGTGATTGCNACTGTATCAGCAGCAGGCGCACAATCTTCTTTGGTTGGTACGATTGCCAAGTACAACGTCATTGTTGGCGGTGCAATTTCTACCACTGTGACCGTGACAACTGGCGGTTCTGGTTACACCCGTCCTGTTAGCTTGTTGTTCTCTGACCCTCCTGCTGGTGGTGTTCGCGCATCTGGCTATGTGTCAGTTTTAACAAGCGGTGCTATCACTACTGTTGTCGTGACAAACCAAGGTGCTGGTTACACAACCGCACCTACCATTACTGTTGTTCCACATCCTTTGGATACAACGGCTACTGGTGCTGTTTTGACCGCTACTGTTGACACAACCAACTTCTCTGGTCGTATCACTGCTTTGACATTGGCTGAAGGCGGTTCTGCCTACGCTGCTGTGCCAACCATTTCGTTCTCAACATCTGCTGGTTCATCTGGTGCGGCAACAGTTGTGGCTTGCTTGTCTGCAACAGCCATTTCTGCAGTCTCTGGTGGTTCTGCCAACTTAACTGATAACACCGCTGCATTTACCATTCAATCTCAAGTCTTGGCAACCAGCAAAACCAATGCTCCTGTCAACCCTGCAATTGAAGGCGGTTTGTTTACACCACGTCCCGGCTACGGCACGATCACTACTTCCTCTGGCGTTGCATCTGCAATGACCATTGTTGACGGTGGTTTGCATGAGTTGGTTGGTTCAACAACTACCTTGACTCGCATTGTTCCTGCATTCCAATGGACTACCGCTGCGCCTACATCTACCCCAACAGGTACTTTGGCATTGGGTGGAAACATTGACACGATTTTGTTGACACCGCTGTGATGAAGGAAATCCTTGATCGGGTTATCCAAATTTTGGATAATGGCGGTGCAACACAAGTCACCTTTCAACCCGGAGATTGGGAAGCACTTGTTGCTTTGGCAAACCCTGTAGTTGAAGTGAAAGAACAGCCTGTGAAGGTTGCAGAACCTGCAAAGGTTGAAGAAACAACAAAGGAATAACCGTGATTTTTGTCCGAAATAACAGCGGGTCGGATTTTCAAGATCGGTATGACGGGGTTGATTATGTTTTTCCTGATGGAAAGCTGGTCGAATGTCCTGTTGAAGCCGCAGTGCATATCTTTGGGTATGGATTGGAAGACAAGACTCAAAACATGATTCGCTTGGGTTGGGCATCTAACTCAACGAATTTCAAGGAAGCATACGACAGACTTGACAAGTTTGAGTTCTTGCAAGGGAAGATGATGGTAGCCGAACCACGGTTGCCAGACCAAATTGAACCCCCTGTAGTGAAACCCGAGGACGAGGATGAGGAAACTGATCCAAGTCTTCGGGGAGTAGCTGTCAACCCTCCTGCCAACAATCTTCTCTCTAAAATGGCATCAATGGCAGCATAATTGTGAGTACAAATCATGTCTTTGTTATCGGAATACAGAACAGAATGCAGACGACTTTTGCATGATGCAAACGGTAACTTTTGGACTGACGCAGAACTCAACACTTATATCAATGATGGCAGAAAGAAGCTAGCCGCCGATACCAAGTGCCTTCGTGCCTTGGTAACGGTGTCCTTGCCTACCAATCAAGAGACTTACACAATTACTGGTTCTGTGCCTACATACGGTGCAAGAGCAATTGATATTTTAAATATCACGGTAATCTGGGGNCAGACTCGCATACCTTTGCTACAAATGTCTTGGACTGAGTTNAACGCCAAGATGAGAGCATGGGTAACCAATCAATCAAGACCAGCCGCTATGTCGCGCTATGGCACGTCTCCCGGCACAATCTACATCCAACCTATTCCTGACCAAACTTATTCGTCTGAATGGGATATTTGCTATGTTCCTGTGGATTTGGTGGATGACACTACTGTTGATGAACTGTCTTATCCATTCACCACACCTGTAGCGTATTACGCTTGTTCCAAAGCCAAAGAAAAAGAACAAAGCTACGGGGAATCAGAGGCGTTCTACACACAATACAAGAATAAGGCGGTCGAGGCAATCAATCAGGTCTACACCAGACTGATGCCCAATCCGTACAACTGATGGCAAGTATCCCCAAACTCCCCGGTGAAGACAGAAAAGAACACAAAGTCTTTCGGGATTTTGGAGGGATAAACACGCAAGCAAACAGACAAGGCATTGCTGACCAGCAATTCTCTTGGATTGAAAATGTAATGCCTATTGGCTTTGCAAATGCCAAGGTTGTTCCTGCTCAGACAAGCACCTTGCAAACTCATGTTGCTACGGGTTACTACTACTATGCTTACAACATCAACGGTACGGCATACATTTTTGTTGCAACAACAGGCGGCGCAGCTTACCAAATCCTTGCTACAAGCCCTTACACAATCACAACCATAGCGGCGGCAGGTATTTTTTCTGGTACGTCTACTCAAATTGCTCAGTGGAAAAATGAACGTATTCTAATTATTGACACCAACGGTTATAAGACTTGGGACGGGTCAACCCTGACAAGCATAAGCAATTCTGTACTGTCAATCACTATCAATCAAGCAGGTACAGGCTTTACTGGCAGACCAACAGTTGTGTTTTCAAGTGGTACAGCGGCTGCAACGGCTACGGTTGGTGTGGTCAACGCTACATTGAGTGCCGCAGGCTCAGGATATGCGGTTGGTGACGTTTTAACCATAAGTGGCGGTACAGCGGGTACAGCGGCTCAGATGCGTGTAACTACGGTCAGTGGTACAGGCGCAATTACAGCGTTCAGTATTTATATTTCTGGCGATTACACGGCAATGCCATCCAATCCTGCTTCATGTACAGGTGGCACTGGCACAACAGCAACTTTTACTTTGTATTTTGGTTTGGTGTTAATCACGGTAACTAACGGCGGCTCATACACAACTGCTCCAACAATTACTTTAAGCGGTGGTGGCGGCAACGGGTATGCAATGACCGCAAACATTAGTGCTGCGCCGTCTAGCGGTACAACCATTGCAACGTATTCAGGACGTGTGTGGATTGGCAACGGTCGAACTTTAAATTATTCTGCGCCAGCATCATATTTAGATTTCAGCACTATCAATGCAGGTGGCAACACTATTATTTCTGATGAAACATTGACTAGCAACATCAATCAGTTGCTGACTGCCAACAATTTTTTGTATTTCTTTGGTGATGATTCGGTCAACGTGATTGCTGATGTGCGGGTGTCATCAGGGTCTACGTTGTTCTCAAACACCAACATTTCTGCATCATTGGGAACAACTTTTCCTTATGCAGTTGACCCTTATTACCGTGCCATTTGGTTTATAAACAAATCAGGTGTGTACGCCATGTTTGGCGCATCGCCCAAAAAAATGTCAGAAGACCTTGATGGCATATTCGCTTTGGTTGACTTTACCAAACCCGTGTCTGCTGGTACTTGTTACATCAACAACATTTTTTGTTTTGCCGTATCTTTTACTTACCAAGACCCGGNTACAGGTTCAAGACCCGTTTTGTGTGTTTACTTTGACAAAAAATGGTTTGTTGCAAGCCAAGGGTCTACGTTGAGATTTATTTGGACGGTCAGCATATCTGGTGTGGACACGTTGTTTGGCTCAGATGGACAAAACGTTTATCAATGTTTTGGTAATGNTTCTGGTGCTGTGTCTTGGAAAATGGTGTCAAAATTGTTTGACGATCAAGTGCCGTATCAAGACAAACAAGTGACAAAGTTTGGCATTGAATGTACTTTGCCAGCAACTGTGTCTCAGTTGTCGGCAACTATGGATTCAGAAAGCCAAAGTCAATCGTATACCTTGGCAA